TGTCGAAAGCAAAGCCCTGCAAGCGGTCTCAGTGTCAGTAGCGTTCTGTGGATTCATTTCAAAGGACAGTTCGCCCTTGTTTCGAAGCAGAGCCACATGAGTGATGCCGTCCATCGTCATGATGGAGTCGGAATAGACCGGGATTTTGGAAGTGTTGTAGCTGTCCCTTTCCACCATCCCGGTGAAGTCCACATCATTGATTTTGAGAGTGTAGTCTATCATCCCATCGCCCTCGCCATTGACCGCTGATACCTCGTCACGCTCTGCCCAATCACACGACCGTCAAGAACGCTCTGAACCGTGATCTCAATCGGTTGACCGCCCTGCACATTAGCCATCGCATCCATGATGTCTCGCATCAGGTTGTCACGACCGTAGACCATTTCCGCTCCGTTTCCATCACCGAAGCCCCGGTTGCCAACGACTGTCGGAGATGTGAACATATACGGTTGTTCATAGGCTTTTTTGTACCACTCCACACTGATGTGCGGAATCTTAATTAAACCAAGGTCTGACCAAGTCCAGTTGAAGTGCGGCAATGCAATGTGCGGAAAGCTCAACTGGAAATTGAACATTCCCTTGATCCTGTCCACGATTCCCTTGACCGTGTTCCAAGCGTTCTGAATGGGAGTCACAATTGCGTTCTTGATCCCTTCCCACACGCTTGAAGCTTTGCTCTTGATGCTCTCCCAAGCGTTCGCTACACCGTCCTTCATAGCGTTGAAGGAGTTAATAGCATCGTTCTTGGTCTGCTCAAAACCGTCCTTGATTCCCTGCCAGAATGCCGCCGCTTTTTCCTTGATGGTGTCCCAGTTCTTATACAAAAGGACACCAACCGCAATCAGAGCCGCAATCCCGGCAGTTATTAAAACGATTGGAAGGTTGATTGCCGCAAAAGCAGTTGCAATCATCGGTGCAAATGTCAGGAGCATTCCTATGCCTGTTATCAGCTTGCCGCCGATCACAAGCAAAGGACCGATTGCCGCTACAATCAGACCGATCTTGACGATGGTGTTTTTCGTGCCTTCATCAAGGCTGTTGAACTTGTCCACCAATCCCTGCACCTTGTCAATCACTGGTTGCAGATACTGGGCAACGAGTCTGCCAAGGGATGTCATCAGCACATCAAGAGAGGACTTCAGCTTCTCAATTGAACCGCCGAATCCGCCCATCATGGCATCTGCCATCTCTTGCGTTGTCCCACTGCTGTTTCTTAGGCTTTCGTTCAGCCTGTCCACATCACCCGGTGCAGTGTTAATGAGTGCCAGCCACGGAGCCATCTGGTTCTTTCCAAAAATCGCACTTGCCGCCGCAATCTGCTCAGACTCCGACAACTGTGCGAAAGCATCGTGCAACTCGTTCTGAACGGTGATACTGTCCTTCATTGATCCGTCAGCGTTCGTGACCTCAATGCCAAGCTTCTTCATCATCTCAGCACCTTCAGCCGCAGGGCTTACGAGTCTCGCAATACCTGTCTTCAGAGAGTTAGCGGAAACGTTGGCATCAATGCCGTTGTTTGCCATGATTCCCATATAAAGAGCCGCATCTTCGATTTGATACCCGGCAGTGTTGAAGATCGGAGCGGCAACGCTCATGGACTGCGACAGGCTGTTCACATCCAGTGCGGAGTTGTTACAAGCCGCCGCAAATACATCGGCATAATGAGCAGTCTCGGTGAAGGAATCACCGAAGCCGTTGATCGTGCCAACAAGCCCTGCGGAGACGGTATCAAGGTCTCCACCTTCACCTGCGGCAAGGTTCATTGCCGGGGCAAGAGCCGCTGCCGCCTGTCCTGCATCCAGACCAGCTCTGGCGAAGTTGAGTGTCGCATTCGCCGCATCACTCATGCCGAACGTGGATTTTGACGCCGCATCTTCCATCGCCTTGTTGAGCAGTGCCGCTTCGTCAGCGGTGTTGCCCATCGTGGCATTGGTCAGTTGCATGGTCTTGTCAACATCGGCAAAAGACTTCACCCCGGCAGTCGCAACACCAACGATCGGAAGCGTGACATACTTGGTCATCGTCTCGCCGACCTGCGACATCTTACTGCCGATGCCCTTCATCTTTTCACCGACTGCCGCAACCTGCTGTGCCGCTACACTGCCGAAGCTCCGATACTGGTTTTCAAGGGATTTGAGCTGTTGCTCCGTGTCAATGATTTCCCTTTGCAGGGCATCCCATTCGTCCGACCCTTCTGCAACTCCCTCTTGGGCTGTCTTCAGTTCATTCAACCGAAGTTTTGTGCCTTTGATGGAGCTTTCAAGGTTCTTCTGCTTCTGCGTGAGAAGTTCCGTGTTTGTCGGATCGAGCTTCAGCAGTTTTTCAATGTCCTTGAGGTTCGACTTGGATGTCTTTAATGAATTGTCAAGGCTCTTTAGAGACTTCTGTAGTTTTGTAGTATTGCCATCAATTTCGATGGTAATGCCAGAAATCCGTCCTGCCATATAATCACCTAAAACCTGTCAAAATCTGCTTGTGTTGCTTTCTGTTTCCAACCGTCCCACTGGTCATTCATTGCTTCTGTTAACATATCAAAGATGACCCCGATATCCAGAAGCTCAAGATCGGCTATGGACAGTCCGAGTTGAACACAGCGAAGCAGAAACAACGCTGTGTTCATTTCTCGGTCTGTCGGTCTTATTCTTTTTTTCCTTCGCTTGTGGTTTCGGTTTCCTCAGTCCACAGCTCAAGAATCTCCCCGGCGACCTGTATGATTGCCGTTGGCGAAGACATAGAACCAAGCCAGTCTTCAATCTTGGTTGCCATAGGAAGTGAACCGCCTTGGATCGCCATCGTGAACGCAAGGTTTTCAAAGACCTCTGCGTTGATGACCTCAAATCCGTCCCCTTTTTCTTCCATTGCGTGGGTCATCTCGGTGAAGACTTCCCTGCGGAACAGGGAGCGGTAGAGTCTCGGAGTCGCTCCGTTTGTTACAAGGCGGTACTCCTTGCCGTCAATAACGATGTTCTTTTCCATTAGGCATTCGGAATCTGAACAGCCGTGAAGAACGTGGAATATGCCGTGTCAGTGGGCTTGCATTTCGCCTTGACCACCTTGACGGTGGAATTGTCAATGGTGAACTCCTTTGCGATAGCCGTCATGCTGATCGTCTCGGTGACAGGCTCAATACTGGTGTCAGTTGTCTGGCTTGCCAGAGTGGGTCTGGTGGCTTTGCAGTTATACAGAACATGCCGGGTAGCGTGGTCGTCACCCTCAAACTGGAACAGGAGTGCGAACGCTTTCGGCTTGGCATCTGCGATCTCATACTGGAGACCGTTCGTGCCGACCACTTCACCCATGACATCCGTCAGGAAGGAATCCGGGATCAGGGCAAGCTCCAGATCGCCAGAATATCCGTTGTTGGAAACGCTGACATAATAATCCATGTTGTCCGCACGGAAGTTGTTGGTTTCGCCTTCCTGATCGAGAGACAGGTTGACAGCACCCGGCATCGCAACAGGAGTTCCGTAAGTGTCTGCCGTCTCGTCAAGGACGGCATAATAGCAATTGGAAAGACCATACTTTACCTTGTTTGCCATTTTCAATTCTCCTCTACTAAGATATCGGTCGTGTATACGACCATGAACATCCGCTCGGAATCCAGATAAGATTCGGAGCGGTCATAGACAAGACCGTTGCTGTTCAGCACAGTTTCAACGGTCTCTTCAAGTGCAAAATCCTTGTTGTCGGTATATAGCTCAATGTTGAGTGTTCGGATTTTCTGGTAGTTCGTATTCTCTGCGGCAAGGTCATTAGAATCACTGAAGAAGAAACAGATGAACGGACAGGCTTGCCCAGTTCCGTCAGGAAACTGGTAATAGGCATACGGAATGCCGATTGAATTGATCATTGTCGCAACTTGTCTGTATGTCATAGCTTGCTCTTCACCTTCGTTTCAAATTCTCGTGAAATTGCCTTTTCGACCGTGTCGATGTGAACTCTGCCTGTCGTTCTGCCGCCGCCCCTCAGAGCGTGACCAAACTCAAGCAGATGCGGCAGACCCGGTATCTTGCTGTAGATCGTACCCTGTGCGGATGTCCGTCCTGTCTCGACCTGAGAAGTCCACGACTTTCGGTACTTCTTGCCCTCGAAGGTCTGCCCGGACTCTTGGTTCAGAGTCTTTGAACCCTTCTTGCTCATTTCCGCAACGATATCATTCAGATTCTGTTGAACGTTTTCACCGTAGTCTTCCAGAATCTTTTCGATCTCAATTGCCAAGCGGTCGATCGGAACAAGTTTAGCCATTTGTGCCGCCTTTACGTTCGACATAAAGCTCAATGAGATCGGAAG